GTTATTGGGTTCTTAAACTTTTGATTAGTTTCTAACCAAAGCTTTGCAATAGTGCTTCTATTTTTTGAACCTTTTGGTCTTCCGTTAGGGTTTCCACTTTCGCCTTTTTTCCAAGCTGGTCTTAAATTTTCTTCATTTGCCATTTGTTCGGTATTTTTTCGGTGTACCTATATAACTACTTTTTATCGTTTTCGTATTCCTTGTAAACACTTCTTAAACGATCCACCATATCACGAACACAACTTGAGCAACTACTTGGTGTGCTTCTTTTATTAAACACACGGTTGTATATTTCTCTTAAGTGTTGTTGTTCGGTTGGGTTTACTGTATTACGTTCTTTGCTAAACCAATCTTTTAACGTTTCGTATTCGTCTTCGTGTAGGCATTGGATGTTTGGGTTGTAAGAAAATAGTTTGTTTAATTTCTTTCTTCTTTCTTCACACCCACAATCCTCACCAGCTACAAACTTAACAAGCTTATCTATGCCAGTTGCTTTAGTTACTTTTGCGATTGAGTCACCAAGACCTTCGCTTTTCTTTTTTGTTGTTTTCTTTTTTGCCATTTTTATTTAGTTTTAAATTTAAAGATTGCATAACTTAATAAGATGAATATTAAAGTTACGCTAAAGATATTTAGATGTGGTTCTCCACATAGTCCTAAAAGGTGTTTTATTGATTCCATAGTTTGATTCGTGTTTTTAACATATTCTTAATTGTGCAGTATGGTTTTCTAACCTTTTAATTGCTGCATCGTAATACTCTTTGTCTAACTCACAAGCAGTTAAGTCATAACCTAAATTGTGACAAGCTATTGCAATACTTCCACTTCCTAAATGCGTGTCAAGTATTTTATCTCCCTCCTTTGCATAATTCATTAAAAGCCATTCATAAAGTTTAACTGGTTTTTGTGTTGGATGTATTCTTACATTGTCAGCACCTAAAAACCCTTTATATCTTATTGGTGCAATTCTCAAAACTTTATTAAAACTGCACCAAGCAAGTTCTCCGTCTGAAAAATCGCAATCTCCGTTTATACCTTTATCCCAAAAAATATAACATTTACTTGGTCTTAATTTATCAGTAAAATAATTACCTCCCCAAATAATTTGGTTTTTAGAAACTCTTTGTAATTCTTTAAAATAATTAACATTAGGTGTTTTATTATCCCACTTTTTACCCTTTTTATATTTCTTATTTTTACCACTTCCCATTGTCATTTCTGAAGCGTTTATACCATAAGGAGGGTCTACAATAGCCAAATCAAAATAATTATCTTCATACCTTGACATTAACTCCATATTATCTTCGTTAGTTATTTTCATACTAATTTAATGCTACTTCAAATAATTCTAAAAAGTCTTCTTCATCTAATTGCTTTTGAAAGCAAAATGTTTTAATTGCTTCTTCACGGCTTTTAGCTTTTATTAAACTAATTGCTTCCTGGTTAATGTCGTTCTTCATATAGAAGTAATATGTTTTCATTTTTCTATTTTTATTCTTTCGTATTCCGTGTTTCTGAAGTCTTGCCAATCTTCACCAACTGCTTCTTTGATCCGTGTTCTACAATTCTTTAATGTTTGCCAAATACTTTTAACACTTATTTTGCTTTCTTTAGATAGTTGACGTATGCTTTTACCACTTGATGTATAAACTTCAAATAGCATTTTATCGTACCAATGCCAAGTTTCTATTTCGTCTTGTATCTTTTGGTATATTTTGCCATAAGCTATTTCTTTTTCCATTTCGTCTTTATATACTAAATTAATATCTTCCGTGTTTATCTTGTGTTTTTCTTTGTGTAGTAAGTAAGTGTTTCTTATTGCCCAGTAAATATATATTTTGTTAACTATTCCGTCTTTTAAAAGCTTTTGCAAGTTAGCGTGGTTTATAAGTCGTAAATACATTTCTTGAACTATGTCTTCAGCAAATGAACCAGCACCAAGTTTTTTTGCTATCGCAACGTGTTCTTTGTGGTCTTTTGTTATTTGCTTTAACCAATCCATTTATCCAAAGTTAAAAAAAAAGCAGCACAAATTAATGCGCTGCCGTTTTCCTTTTAATAGACACAAGAAACTATTAGAAAGGTAAGTCATCGTCTACTTCGGTTTTAGAAAAAGCATCATTAAAATCTTCTGCTTTCTTAATGTCTTCTTCTATGTCCTTTTTTATGGTGTTGGCTATTTTTTTTACCTTTTCTGCTACTGGTTGTGGTTTGTATGGTTCACTTATTGCCATACTTAAAAACTTTTCACCGTTCTTTGTTTCACGTACCCATAACGCTACTTCTTTGTCTTTTCCGTCTACGTTCATTTTACCTTTGTAGTCGGGGTGGGTTTCTGCTTTCTTATAATTGTTTTTAAAGATTGCACCCGTGTTTTCTTTTTGTTGCATATTTATTTTTTTATTTAAATTTATATAACCTATATACTTATTCGTGTTTTGCTTGTTTTTAAATTCCGTTTGTTTTGGTAAAGTTCGCCATTCCCATTTAAAGTTGTACCCTTGTTCGTCTAAATCCGATACATTAAAAATATAAGTCTTATTATCCATTTTTACAACATACAAAAATACTTTATCGTTTAATTTGCTATATGTTAAATTGTAAGAATACTTATCAAATTCTATAAAGGTATCACTATAAACTTCAGAACGGTTTTTTATTTCAACTATGTAATTGTCATTAAAAGCATCAAACCTACTATAAGTGTTTTCTTCTTCTTTCAAATTAAATCCTTGCTGGTTTAATTCTTCTAACACTTCACGTTGTTCGCTTTTCATTGTTCAACGTTTATAGTTAGCTTTTCTTTTAGTTCTTCGTAGTATTCACGACATTCTTCTATTCGTGTTTTTATAGCTTGGATCACTTCCTTATCATAGTCTACACGAAACAACTTTACACGGTTTTCTTTAGGTATGTGACTAAATTGGTGTTTGCTTTGTACATAGTCCCGAACTTCTAAACACTCATCTATCTTTTGTTGCTTCCAATGTTCTCGCCGTATTTCGTCTTCTACTATTTGTTGTGGTGTGTCAACAAGGCAATAAGCAATGTAAGCTTTGCGTTTTCCAGTTAGCCACATATAACCTTGCACTTGATAGAAGTAGTCTTTGTTTGGTAGTTTATCTTCAAACATCGGAAACGTTGAAGCATCCCAACTACTTTTTATATCTACTACGACGTCGGTTATTATATCGGGTTCACCAGTAATATATTTGTTTGTAAACCTTTCTTCGTTTTTATACATAAAGCCAAAGTCTAAAACTTCATTGCATAATGAAATACTATGTTGTTCTACTTCGTTACCCTTGTCGGTGTACCTTGACCAAAATTCGTTTTTTATTCCAAATTCGTCTTCGAGTAGTGTTTGCTTTACGTAGCTTTTTGCCGTTTGACTTAACACTTCTTTTTTAGAACGTGCGTTAGTCATTATTTTCCCAAGTGATGAACATCTTACTAACATAATTCTAAAGTTTGTTTTTGTTTATTACTTAAAGAATATTTTGCTACAAGTTGTTCTTTCTTGTATGAACCTTTTTTAATTGCATCTATGGCTTTGAAAAAAGCACCTTCGTTTAATGTAGGTTTAACTTGTTCGCCACTTGCATCCGTGTCTTTGTCGGTTATAATACCTAACAACGAAGAAAGTGCGTAACGTCTAAAATATGTTATTGCCGAACCATAAACCTGGAAAGCATTCATACCTTTTAGCTGAACGTCTTGTGGAATATCTGCACAACTTTCGATAGTGTCGCCACTTTTTGTGTGGAATAATATAGTGCGTAGTTGTGTGCCATCTATTAATTGTGTAAAACCTAAATTGTGTTTTTTCAATAGTGGGTTTATTACACTAAAAATTGTTGGTAAGTCGGCATAAGAATAGCCGTAGCCTTTTGTTCCTTTGTGGATAACTTGACATTCTTGCTGGAACGCTGCCAAGCTTTTGTAGATGTTTTCTTTTGGTAAACCTTTTTTTAAGATGGTTTCTTCTTCTTGTGCATATTCTAATGCACGTTTACTTGATGTACTCATATTTACTTGTGTTTTTAAATTAATAGTTAAAGTTAAGAATTATTTTCAATTTCTTTACATTTTTGTTTATAAAGTTTTATAATATCTTTTAGTTCGTCTTTTTCCCACTTCTTCATTTTCTTGCTTTGCTTTTCTAAATCTTCAAATTCCTTTAAACCAATTTTTGTTAGTAGCCTTATGTGGTATTGATACAAGTTGCCGTGTTCCCATTGGTTACAATAAACGCATTGTGCGTGAATGTTTCTTACATCAAAACGAACTGAACCGTGACCACCAGCACTAAAGAAGTGACCAGCGTCAAACTTACCAGTTAAAGGTGCATCGCAACTTATACAATTTTTATCTTTATCACGTAGCCTTACAAATTTGTTTACCCACTTTTGTGCTTCTTTTACATAGTCGCTTGTGGTTCGTAGTTCTTCTTTCATTCGTCTTTTTTTTGCTTTCCATTGTACTTGTTTGGCTTTCTTGATCCATACATCCATACATTCTTTTTTTGTACAATACTTTTGGTTAAAGTGTATTGCTTCAAACTTTTCTTTGCAATGTTTACAACGTGGCATCGTTTAATAAATTTTCAATGGTTTGTTTATATTTCGTGTTTTGTTCTTGCAGTTCTAATAGTAACCTATTTTGGCTAAATAGTTGGCTTGACATTGCCATAACTTTTAAATCTAACCTATGCAAAATTGTGTTAGCATATTCAAGTTCTTGTAAACTATCTTTTTGGTTTCTTATTAATTCTTTTTTGTGGGGTGTTTTAGCTTCTAATTCTTCAAGGGTTAACCTTGCTCTTAAAGTTACTTTGTTTAATCCTACTTTTGCGTTTATTACTTCTATCATTTTTCTTTAATTATAATATATTTTTCTAACTTTTTTAAAGCTATTATTATTTCATCATCACTTAAATTAAATTTAGTGTGATTAAAAGCATATTCAAATAACCTTATTAAGTCTAACACTTCTTTATTGTTTTCGTCTATATAGTTAAATCTTTTCATTTGTTTCGTGTTTTTATAGCCCACAAGAACCACTATCGCAACCATTAAAGTCATCATCAAACAATTCAATTTGTGTTTTGTAATTTTTTATTTGTTCATAAGTTAATTTTTTCATTAACCAAGTTCTTCCTTTATAATCTTTCATAGATTTTTTTTCTTGTTCAATAAACCAATTAAATTTATTAGGATGCTTTAAAGATTGATGTTTTAAAAATAAAGGTTCAGCGTGAAAACAACCTATGCAATTGTTGTTAAAAGCAAATCTAACCTTTTTGTTTTTCCAAAACTCTACAATATTATCTTTAAAAATTGCATCTTCAATTAAAGGAAAAGTAGGTTTTCTCCATTCTATTTCTTTCCATTTGTTATTTCCATTTTTACTTTTACCTATTTTAAATTTATTAGATTGTAATCCATTTTTATTTGTTTTTTCTTGCATTGTTTTTGCTCTACGCATTTCGTTTGCTCTAAAACCAATTCGCATTTCTATTGGTGTGCTTATGTTTTTATACCACCATTCTGCAATAGGTATTATTTTCATTTCTTGCGTACATATACGCCTATTAGCTTGTGGTATAAAAGTTTTTCCGTTTTTTTTTTTATTTATTTCATCAAATGTTTTTCCACTAACCCAACTAATTTCTTGACCTATAAATTGTTCTAAATCAAGTATAGTGTGAATTATCATATCGTCTTCTAAAGTTCCAATAAATTCTTTGCCTATTTTATCACTAACTACTTGCCTTAATTTAGCATCGGGAAACATACACTTTTTATCGTCAGTTCTTACAAGTGCAAAAACATTATAGTCTGCTGGGTAGTTTGCTGCTATGTAAGCACTTGTTTTACCACCACTTATTGAATTAACTGTTTTCATTATAATCGTGTTTGTGTTGTTTTAAATCTATAATCTTTTAAGTTGTCTACACCTTGTGTTGTAAATCCTAAACCATTGTTAAAATTAAATAATAATGGCATATTTAATTCAGTTAGTTGCCCACCAGTTTCTTTGTCTTTTATCTTTTCAATGCTTACCATCGTTTCATATTTCATTGTTTGATGTGCTACTAAACGGTGTACAATAAATAAATCGTCACATCTATTTAAAAAGCTTTTACCACCTTCAATATGTGCTTTCATTGGTGCTTTTAAGTGACCTTTCCATTCGTGGTTTTCGGGGTAAACATTTCCAGCACGACCACTTTCACTTGTTGGATGGCTTGATACATACAACGTTTTTTTCGTGTTGTTGCAAAATTGTCTTGCACCGTTTAAAAATTCATAGTTGCCTTCGTATGTCATCTTTCTATCTAAACCCGTAAATGGATCAATAAAACAAACGTCAGCATCTTCGCTTTCAAATATTAAAAATAGTTCTTCGGGTTTGTAAAGTTTTCTATTATCTACAAACGTAAAAAATTGGCTTAAAAAATTATATGCACTTCTTATAGTTTGTAAAGGTATTTTTTTAAAATGTTCACCAACATACATTTGTATTAAATCACGCATTATTTGACCACTTGAATTTTCACCAGACCAAATACAAAAAGTTTTGTTGTTTATAATTGCGTGTGAAAGCATATAATAAGTGAAGAAGAAAGTTTTACCTACGTTGTCGTGTCCAAGTAAGATATTTAACTGTCCGTGTTTTAAACGTAAATAGTTATCCAAAACATTTCCAATGCCTAAACCAGCTTTTATTTTACCGTTTCGGTAGTTTTCTAAATAGGTTAATTCACTACCTTTATTTATTAGCATTGATTTGTTTTTTAACGTGGTTTAATAATTCATCGTCAGCAGAACTTGCACTTGTGTTTTCTTTTGCCAACCAATTTCGAGCAGTTAAATATAAGCTTTTATATTTTTTATTTCCATTGTAGTTTTCAATAGCATCTAAAACACGGTCAATTTGTTCAGTAGAATACAACTTATTTAACTTATTAAATTCTTCTTTAGAAATACTTAAATGATTAAATGCCCTATATATATTTATTACATTATCATTAACATTTACATTAACAGCTAATTTTGCTACCTTTTGTTTAGCATTGGTAGCTTTTGCTAAACCACCTAAACGACCAGCTTCAGCACGTTTTGTTTTCGTGTTTTTCCATCTATCTAAATCACGTTTAAGTTGTTGTTTAATAGGTTCAAATGCAATTTCTAAAAGCATATCGTTTGTTGTTGGTTCTTCGTCGTTAACGTAACTTAAAATGTGCTTAAATAGTTTACCAGCGTATTCATCTGAAAGCTTATTAACCGTTGTATTTATGTCAGCGTATAAAATAAAACCTTTCTTATTTTTCATATTGTAACCTCGTTAAATGCGTTAATTTTTTCTATTATTACATCTAATTTTTGCTGAACGTCTTTTACGTTTTTAATAACTTCTAACCGTTTTAAATCCGTGTTATTGTTGTTTAGATATTCACGAAGTTGTTCCGTGTTTTTAACGTAATTAGTTTTCTTTAAAACGCTATCTTGTTTGCTCTTACGAACACCATAAAGTACGTTTGGGTGCGTAGTGTTAAAAAGCTTTGCAATTTGTTTTAAAGTGTAGCCGTGTTCGTTTAAATATCTATAAAATAAAAAACGGTTGTCGGTTACAATTGGCTTTCTTGATTTCTTGGTTAAGTTAAAAAGCGTGATAATTTCTGCTGCTTCTTTTTCTTTTATCTTTTCCATAAGTATTTACTTGTATTTGTGTTTAAGTTGATAAATGTATTTTAAATTTTTGTGTTTTAAAAATTAGTATTATAAAATTACTATTTCGTTTTTTTGTGGGATGGAGACTTTATTTTATAAATTGCGTGTCTATTATCGATTTGCTGGTTTCGTATCTTATCGAACCACGCACTTGCAGCAGATTCCAAATTTTGCTTTGTGGAAGTGTTTGGTTCTCCAGTTGATAAAAGTTCTATTTTTTTAATTAAACTTTTGTGGCGATCCAACTTAATAATTGCTTCTTCTTTTGTTTCGGCTTTTATTATGCTATAAACTTTTCGCCACGTTAAAGTGTGGTCACGTTCTTTATGCGTTATTTTGTATGTATTCATAATTTTAATTTTGCTATAATTTTTTCTAAACATTTTACAACGATACTATTTCCAGCTTGTTTGTAAGCTTGGCTATCTGAACACGACCAAGTAAACGTTTCTGGAAAGTCCATTAGTCTGAAACATTCTCTTGGTGTAAGTCTTCGAATTGTATCTTGTTTTAAAGTTGCTTGGTTACTAATGCATTCTAAAGATTGTGCTATTTGTTTTCCTACACGACCACGTCTTGTTTCACTATGTAGCCTTGTAAAGTTTATGCTATCGCCTTCAGTAGCTACTTCGTAACCTTTACTATTAGCACTTTTAATTTTTATGCTTTCACTATTATTTGTGTTTAATAGCATTTCATTTACTTTTTTTTCATCTAAAAAATACTTTTTATCTACTTCCTTTTCTAATACGTCTTTAAGCTTTGTTGTTAAAGGTTCGTCTTTTAGAAATTGAAAAACATTGTCTTTATCGTCTTTAATTCCTACTATAAAAACACGTTCTCTATTTTGTGGAACATTTAAGTTTTTAGAATTTATAACTTTATAATAGATGTGATAAGGAACTGCATTTTCATCTGCAAATAAAACTGGTAAACCATTGATGCTTTTACCACCTAAAAAATTCAACCATTCTTGAAAAGTCTTGCCGTTGTCGTGTGATAATAAACCCCTAACATTTTCAAATATAAAAAAGCGTGGTTTGTTCTTTTGTATAAATTCGTGACTATTAAAAAATAATATTCCACGTTTATCTTCTTTTCCAAGTCTACTTCCAGCTTGACTAAAAGCTTGACAAGGTGGCGAAGTCATATACAAGTCTAATGGATCTTGTGGTATTTTCCTTTCGTAAACGTCAGTAGGATAGTAAGATGGTTCGCCATAGTTTTCTATGTATGTTTGTCTTGCATACTTATCCATATCACAAGCAAATATTGTTTCGTGTTTTATTCCTAACCTAATTAAAGCTTGGTCAAAAGCACCTACACCGCTAAAGTCACTACCTACCTTTATCATAACTTATCTTCAATAGCTTTTAAACGTTCTAAAACTTCTTCTATACCATCTTTGTAGATATTAACTAAAGATGCTTTTTTTACCATTTCGCTTAAACCATACTTCGAATAAACTTCTTCGGTTCTTGATAAGTCTTGTAGCTTACTTATAATACATACAAGTTCCATACTTGCGTCAAATTGTTCTTTACTTTTCATTGCTTACTTCTTTTAAATAGTTCAAATATTTTATGTAGTGATCCGTGTTAAAATTACCTTTTTCGGTTCGTGTTTTTCTATTCCAGTAAAACTCGTATTTATAGATGTTTTTAAGACTTTCTATGTGGTCTGTCCAATTTATTTTTTTCATAATTGTAAATTTAAGTGATGTCGCTAAAATAACCTTTTGCACAATCTTCGCTACAAAAAGCACCGTCGTCGGCTAACATTTCGTGGTTGCAATAGTCACAAGTTTTTATTTCTTCTTCTTCTAATTCCATAATTGTTTGTTTATTATTCGCTAATAGAACTTTGGAAAATTTGCCCACCCGTGTTTTGTATGTTTTCAATATTTGACTTAATAGTTAATAAGTTTTGTAATTGAATAAACATTGTGCTTTTATCTTCGCACCATTCTTGAGTCAAATCAAAGTTTACGTTGTCAATCCATACATCTAACTGTTCTTTAATTTGTGTTAATGTTAATCTTTCTTTTTTCATTTTCTTGTGTTTTTTTAATTGTTATACACAAATATAACTAAAAAGTTACAAACTATTTACATTTTATTTAAAAAAAGTTTAAAACTATATATTTATACAAAGAAAAAAGCCGCTATTTCTAACGGCTTCCAATCACAATTATTTGAAAAAATTACTTTGAAGTGTTCAAATATACTAAATTATAGGAAACTGGCAACTATCTACTAAAGCAAATGTCTTTTTTATTTTATTTATTTGTTTTCTAGAAATATTTATTGATAAAATTCGACCACCTAAAACCTTTGCTGGTGCGCCACGTTCAATATGCCAACCACCGTAACCATCTACATACTCATCTTTATACGTTCCAGTTATCATTGAATGTATGTATTTGTGTTTTACTTCGCAAGTATATCCGTTTGAATGTAATACTTCTTTAGCATCCGTTCTTGCACTATTTTCGTGTATATGTCCCATTGTAAAAATGTCGGCTTCGTAGTTAGTTAATGCTCTTGTCAAGTTAATAGCACCTTTAGTTACTACACCACCACCACCATTACCGTGAAAATACTTTAAACGTAAGCTTTTTTTATTATTCTTAAAATTAAAATAAAACCACAACCAACCACCATAGCCACCAGTAAGCACATTTGATCCACATTTATAGTTTAATATATCTACAAACCTTTGTAAAACATCCGTTTCTTGGTGCTTAATTATAGCTGTTTCGTGGTTGCCATATGATATTACTTTAATAATACTTGCATACGGTGTAAACCATTCTACTGCCGTATTTACTATACTATCAAAATAATTATTAAATGCGTGTTCTGGTCGTACATCACTTTTGTTCCCTCGTCTATCGCCTTTGCCTTGCATTAAGCAAAACATATCACCATTAATAAAAACGGGTATATTATGCTCTAAACAATAGTCTAAATGGCTTTTAAGAAGTTCACGGTTACATTTGGGGTTATCCCAATGTAAATCGCTTAAAACGGCTAATTTAAAGTTTTTATTATCAAAAGTAAATTTAATGATGTTTCTCGTAATTCTTTCAGTCTTCATTATTTCTTTGCTGCTCGTTCTGCTCGTCTTTTAGCACGTCTTGCTTTACCATTTAAACACCAAGCTACAAACCTACCTAAAAGGTTGTATTTGCTTTTAACATCGATTGTTGTTCCGTGTTCGTCTTTTTTTATTTCAAAGTCTAAAACATCGCTTTCAGTATCAAACTTAAAAACTGAAATGTTGCCATCTTTGGTAAATTTTACGTCTACTTTATCCGTGTCAATTTCAAGATAAGTTTTTCCGTTTTTCTTATCTCTTTTAAATTTTACATCAAAATTCTTCGTGTCGATATTTATATCTAACGGTTTTTTTGCGTTTTTCATATTATACATAATTTACATTTTAAAATTCATTTATTAAGCAATAGCTAAAATAGCTTTGTTTTGCTTCTTTAAATAGTTTTATTACTTCACGATAAACAAGGTTGTCTGAAGCCACTTGGCAACCAGCACTCCAATAGTCAATTTCTTCTCGTTTAATATCTGCACCTTTTCGATAAGTTGATCCGTGAAAGTTTAAACCAATTTTACCCGTGTAAAGCTTTCCTATTTCTTCGCTTTTACCGTTTAAATTTCCATCACGATAATAAGGCATATCTTTAGCTTGTCTTAATGCTTCCATCTTGCCACGATGTAAACCAAACTTCCAACAGTCATAGTGCCAATAGTCAGATTTAAGAACGGCAACACCTTCTTTATTATATTTTTTAAAGCCACCTTCTAAATAAACTTTACCTGGATTTGTAGTTGCTCTTAAAACTGCGTGGAACATACTACCAAAGTAAACATATATCTTGTCATCAAAAACGTTTGTAATGTCTTCTTTTGACCTTACACCAAGCATCCAATACTCGTTAGGTATGCCTTTAAAGTTTTCTATTTCTTGTACTTTGTCAAGTAGTTCTTTATCCGTGTATTTCCTTACCATTTTCTTCTAATTTGTCATAAATTATCTTTTCAGTAATACTTAAAGATTCATACGTATATACTTTATTGTTTAGTGCTTCTTCTTCGGTTTTATATGCTTCGTGTTTATGTCCTAACCTTGATTCGGTTATTAATCTATTTAACCAAGTTCGACCAGTTTCCATTTTTACTTTCGCCATTGATGTTTGCGAATCCTCTTTAGTTTCGTGTTTTCGTTTTTTAGTACTCTATTTTCTATTCTTAAAGCGTCTATTAAACTATCGTTAACGTGCCGAAGTGAATCTATACATATTTCTGCATCTTGCGTTATATGGCTTTGTTTAGGTTTTTTAATTTCTTTTCTTACTGTTGGTTCAAAAAAAGTACCAAATAAACTTATGATTGCAGCTATAATTATGTATTTATTTTCCATCGTTATTTAATTTGTCTTCAAGCTTATGCTTTCTTTGGTTTTCAAAAACTAAATCTTGAAGTAGTAATTTGTCGTGTTTTCGTTCCTCATCGCATTCCTTTAATTGTTCTTTTTGTGTTTTTATTTCCGTTTCTTTAGAGTCAAGTAAATACCTACCCAACCAACATAATAATATTATAGCGAAAAAAAATATAACGCTAAATGGTGATTTTAAAAATTCTCTAAAACCTATATTAAAAATTTTCTCCTTCATCGTTTCTATAAAGTCCAACAACTAATTGTAGTAAAGTATAACTTATTAACAAAACACCACCAAAAAAAGATGGCAAACTTTCTTGACCATCTGCTATTAAAGCCAAACCAGTTGCTAAACTGCAAATAAATACAATAGCACCTAAAAACCGTATGTGGCTACTATTCTGCATCTACTTCTATTGGTTTACTCCATTCATCCGTAGCCATTAATTCTAAAGCTTGTTCGTGATTTAAGCATTCTATTGGTACAATAGTTTCATCGTATATAAAATTAGGTTCTACATTCCATTTTAAAACAAACTTCGTAAGATCCAAACTTTTGCGAATTGTGTCCGCAGATGTTTCGCCTACTTGTCCAAAGTCAACCTTTGGCAAATCGTCAATGCTTATTATAGCGTAAGTTAAATTATTTTTTTCCATTTTTTTAATTATTAAGGTGTGTCGGTTACTATATCACCGCTTGCCATATTTGTCATCGTTCCGTTGTTTCCTCCACTTCCGTTATCCGTCAAGGTTGGGAACGTGTCGCCATCTCCCATACGATACCAAGCTAAAGGTGAATAGCTTGTTAAATCCGTAGGTGTTCCACTATTGTAAATTGCAGCAACATCACTTGCAGATAATTCTGAATTAAATACGCCAACTTCGTCAACATTTCCACTAAAAAAAGCAGTTGCTTGGTTTCTTGAACTAATACAAAAAGGAAAGCTATTGGTCATATCACTATTTAAAGTTCCAGTTGTTGAGCCATTATCTAAAGAGCCATCTAAATACAAATTTATCCCTGTTGGACTTGCAGAACCATCATAAGTAAATACAATATGATGCCAATTTGTATCTGCAATAGTGCTTGAAGAATTACGTATAAATCTTTGAAAAGCTGGATTGCTATTTCTAAACATAACTCTATAAGTGTTGCCTGATAATAAAGCTAATTCATATCCTTTAAATGGACTTGCATTGTCTATTTTTCCTAAAATTACTTGTTCAGAGCCTAAAGCATCTCTTTTAATCCAACAGCTAATACTAAAAGAGTCAGTTTTAGAAAAGTCTAAAACATTTCCCATTGTAATATGGTCATCTACACCGTCAAAGTCAACCGATTTTGTATTTGAAAAACTTGGAGTTGCAACTTCTAAAAGAGTATCGCCACTTGCACTTGTTTCGTAAATTTTACCCCAATTATTGGTTGCGTTGTCTTTACCTTTTCCCCATTCTATCGTGTTGTTTTCAACACCTTGTCCCCATCCGTTAGTTACTGCCATTTTAATTTTTTTAAGTTGTTATATCACCGTGTAAATACCATTCATCCGTAGCACGTTTTATTAAAGTTGCTACACCGTATTGTGCTGCAATTTTAGTTTTACCACCACTTGAACGTAACGTAGCACCAACGGCAGCGGCTACCCTTAACTGTCCAGCACCTATTTGTGCTAAAGTAATTTGTGTTCCAATAGGAAAAGCCACACCACTATTTGTTGGTATTGTAAAAGTTTTGGTTGCTGCGTTGTTTAATTCAACAAGCTTATTTGCATCGGTTAATACAAAAGTGTAAGTATCGGTTTGTGTGTTTACGGTTAAGCTTTTAAGTTCTGCTCCTGTAATATACTTTGAGTCGTACCCACCAGAGCCATCAGATTTACTTATAATTAATAAATCGGTTTCTTCTAAATTACTACCTTTCGCAGTTAATTGACTTATCTTCTTTTCTGCCATTTTGTTTTAAGTATTTTTTTAACCTTAATATATTTATTTTCTTTGGTTTGCTTATTCGTGTTTTTTTCATATATACCAATTAGTAAAATTAACGTCAGAACTTGGTGAAACATCTGCACCCGTGTTTGAAGTATATTCGGGGAACAAATTACTATTATTACATAAATAATCTACGCATCTTGTTGCATAGTGTTCAGCTATTTTGCGTTCTGCTGCTATAAGCTTTTCTAATTCGTCTTGGTCTACAACCGTACTATTTTCAGCACTATGTTTATAGATGCCATTGTTTGAAATAGTTACACCACTAAATGGTAAATATTCAACCATACTATAATGCACTAACATCGGTTTAACATAGGTTTCTACAAGCGTTTGATAATTACCCGTCAAACTACTTCCAGCAATGTCGGCTTTTACCTTTTCAAGTAAGTCCGTACCAAGATAATTTAGAACGTGAATTTGTTGTGCTATATAAATAAATTGTATAAACTTATCAATGTCTATATTGCCGTTTAAAGCAGTAAAGCGTGTGATGTCGTTTCGTGATATTAAAAGAACGTTTGCCATTTTAGTTTTCGTTTACTGGTGTTGTAAAATTTTTAGGTTCTAAAAAACCTCTATTTTTCATTTCTCTTGTCCTTTGTGCTACTTTTTTATCGTTTTTTAAAACTCCTTTTTTAGGGTCATAACCATATTTTTTAATTCGTCTTTGTGCTATTGGTTTAACTCGTGGATCATTAATATTTAAACCAGCATCTTCAAATTGTGCATACACTTCACGATTCCAACGATGTCTGCAAGAACCACCACCTTTGTAGAACCAAACCGAATATGTATTTGCACCTTTAGCACCCCAACCTTCATTTACTGGTGTTGTTTCCATTCGTATAATATCTTCTTTACGATAAATCTTATTTCGTCTTATCATTTCACGGCAAAATGGTCTTGTATTTTTTTGCACGGTACCAGCGTAACGATAACGTGTAAAGAATTTAATACCATCTACGGTTATATCTTGTTCACTTTTTGCGTTAGGAAAAGCCATACCACTTGAAACAAATTCGTAAGCTTTAGAAAGTAGGTTTTTTGGTTTGTTTGCTCTTTCTATTGCCAAGTCAAGTTCTTCTTCGTTGTCATAGTCTACTTCGCTTTCGTCTACTAATAACCAATTGTCGGGTACATCTTCGCCAAATTCAGCTAATTTTTCAACAAGTTCTAAATCGCTTTTTTCTTGGTCTTTACTAAAACTATAACCAGTTTCTTCTTCTTCTTGTTCTTCGTCTTTATAACCATCTAAATCTTTAAATTCTAAAGGTTGTAAGGTTCTAAAATAAAGCTTTAGTGATATACCGTTAAAAGCAAGTATTTTATCAATAGCATCTATTATAACGTGTTGTATTGGCTTAATAACCATATTTTCAAATAGTATAGAACTATTTTTTAATTCGTCAGCGTTAGAACTAAAGCCATTTGCGTTTGCAATACCAAATAAAAGTGGTGAAGTTACGTTATGACCAAGCATTATTTTACGCATACATTCTTCACTTAAATAAGTGTAGTGGTCTGGTGCGTCATTTAGTTGTATATCGTCTATTGTAGTCTTGCTTGTTTCGTCAGCATTAAACGCAACGATAACTTTTTGCCCTTGTGATCCAGTAAGCTTTGACATTACCTTATTAGAAATTATACTTTGTTGTTCTTCGGTAGGTATTCCGTTGTTAAAGTTAACGACCTTTGTGCCACTAAAACCGTTTTGTACTTCGTTTATTAGGTAGTCGGCTATTTCTTCTTCTAAAACTGCATAGCTAATAGCACCTTGATAGTCAACACAACCAAAATACTTCATTCCTACCGTGTAGTTCTTAAAACATAATACTTCTACTTTTTCTCGTGAAGTGTTAAAAGCTGGTATTCGCTTTGGTGGAAACTTTTTCGTGTCCTTCCAATTATCTGAATAGTAATATCCGTTTATTTTTCCGTGTTCGTCACATTTTTCGGGTGCAATTAATTGTATAGGCATATGGTAAACCTTAACAATTTTTTTATGATCCTTAGAATAGTGTACTTGAAACGCTGCTTGACCAAGCATTTTAAAGTCAAGAATAACCTTTTTTAGTTCGTCAGCATCCAACAACATAACCATTTGTGCGTATTCGTTTGCTTTCTTGGAAGCATCAATAGCATTTAACCCTTTGCCATAAACAAACTTGCTTATATTGTTTATTATAGCGTTGTTTGTCGCACTATTTTTGTACCTATCTATTAAGAAGTCGTAGTAGTCATTATTATCGCCATAAGTAACATATTTGTTCTTATTGTTTTCTACTACTTCGGGTGCTTCGTAAGCTGCTAAATTTAAAACGTGTAAATTACTCATACATTAAAAAATCGTTAGTTGTCGTGTGTTGCGTATATACATTGTGATTTACGCTATATGAACTAACCGTTTGGTCAGTACAAAATATTTTACCTTTAAATACTACACTTGTGCCATTACGTACTTCTAAAGTGTAAAAACGACCTTCCTTTAAAGTATAACTTGCCGTTATAGTTTCATAGTAGTCATTAGATGCTGAAGAAGATATAGTTATTTGGCTTTCTACATTCGTGCTTTCATCGGTTATATATAAACCATCGTAAGTTTTAGAACGTGGTATAAACTTAAAAGTTTGTGCAGAAGTTGATGTTGTTAAGATAACCATACTTATATAACTAATTTTCGTGTTTTTGTTTCTAATAAAAAAAAGGGCTTACCGAAATAAGCCCCTTAAACACAAGTATAAAAGTAAAAGAAAGTCTTTTATGAAGTTACAATTGTACAGTTACCAGTACCACCAGCACCGTTTTGTAGTAAAAGCTTCAATTCAGTTTCGTTAGTTGCATTGATAAAGTTAGCTGGTAATTCTTCCATTGCAGTAAATGTTAAAGAATATCCGTTAAAGTCACCAAGTGCAGAACCACTTGAAATTGTACCAGCAGTTACATCACATCCTTGATCCAAGCCCATTAAAAAGAATTGGTCACCTCTTGCGTGTATAATTATTCTTGGTCTTCCGTAAGAAATTAATTTTATATTCTTGGTACTTTTAACATCTTGTCTTTTAAGTTGAACGGTCAACGATTGCTCGAAAAAAGTCGTTCCATTTTCCCTACTACTATTAATAGTTTGCTCAAATGAATTTGCACCTTTAAGTTCAAACTTATAAATACTAAATGATAAACCATCACTTTGTACTGCTACGATTTGGTCAGTATTATCTGATGTTCCATATTGGTTTAAACTTGGGAAGTCTAAATCGCCATAGTTCACAAGATAGATTGCGTGTAATCCCGAAACTGCATCTTTGCATTGCTCCGTTCTTCCACCTATTATATCACACGACATATTTTTAGTTTTTTAAAGTTTATAAATAAGTGGGGTTTTTACACCCCACAATTAATTAGTCTTATGCGTAGATAACTACGTCAGAATTGATTCCCATTGCAACCGCAGCAGTAAATCTCATAATAACTCTAACGTTTTGAGATCCATCTAATTCAGCCATATCTAAAACTCTAACTTCGTTAGTGTCGTTTAATAGACCAGTTCCAAAGAACATATTAGATTTTTGTGCAGCCATCATTGAAGATGCTGGTAAACCTTGAGCAACAACTACTGGAATACCATCGAAAGAAAGACCACCGTTATTAAACCAAGTTGTTCCTTGTGCGTTAACACCGTTAGCACCTAAACCGTTAGCACCGAAACCACCGAGACTTCGGATATAAGCGCGGGCTACGTTAGGCGCAACATAGATAAATACGTCTTCTTTTCCGTAAACTGCTTGTGGAATAGCGTCAACAACTTTTCCCATTTCGTCAATTACGTTTGCAGCAGTCACACCAGTACCAGTTACGGCAACACATCCCGAACCACCAGCAGTAGCTAAATAGTAAAAACCGTCAAATTCTCCAGCGTTTGCAGTTTGACCAGCCCAAATGTTAGATTCGATTTTAGAAGCAACTTTTGCAGCAGTATGTGCAATAACAAAGTCAGAAAGACTTGGTGCTAATTTATCAAATGCAGAATAACCCATTTGTTCAGCTTCCCAAGAATTAACTAAATCTTTTTTGCAGATATCCACATTTACTTGGAATTCTTCTGGTTGAATAATTTTTTCTGAAAGTGTTAATGTTCCACTTGCAGTATAATCACAAGTTGCGTTTGCAACGATGTCATTGTATGATCCAACTTGTAAAACACTTTTGTATTTTACGTTTGGCATTACAGTTATTAGACCTTTGTCTAAAGTTTGTGCTGAAAGTAAAGCAGCAGAAATATACTTCCCACTAAATTCACCAGCATACGTTGAGGTTAAAGATACACCCATTTTTTTTAGTTTTTAATTTATAATTTATTTTTTATTCGCTTAATCTGTCCATTACCCTATCAAGTGTTGTACGCATTCTATTTTGACCGTACTTAAATCCTTCAACTTCTTTTTTGTTTTCGGGATTGAACACTATTGGTTTTGGTTCTTCTTCAGTAGATAGTTCTACTTCAGTAGTTTCTTTTACTTCTTCTTTAGTTTCTACACTTTCTTCTTTCGTGTTTTCAACTGAAGTTTCTTCAGAACTTAATTTTAAACCTTCAAGTTCTTTCTTTAAAGATTCGTTTTCTTCTTTAAGCTTTTCGATTTCACTAAAGAATGATTCCTTTGTAATTGATTCGATAACCTTTTTAGGTGTTTTCGTTTCTTCTTTATACATTTCTTTTTCCTCCTCCTCACTTCTTGCTTCTTCTTCAACTACTTCTTCGGTTACTTCTTCTTCTTTAGCTTCTTTGATTTCTTCGATAAGACCTTCTTCTTTAACAACTACCATACGACCATCTTCAAGTGTATAGTCGCCTATTGGCATTGCTACTTTTCCGTCTTCGGTTACTATCATTATTTCAGCACCAGCTTCAAAGTCACTTTCAACGATTGTTAAACCGTCTTCAAGTTTCATTTGTGCAAGTCTTACTACTTCGCTTTCAACACCTAAAAGTGTTTTTATCTTTGTTAAAATTTCAGTTGTATTCATTTTTCTTTTTTATTTTATTATCTTACTTTTGAAAATTCTTTAGCCATTTTATTTGCAAATCTTTCAGCTTCTGCATATTTTTTAAATGATTTTTGACCTTCGACATAATCTTTGCTTTCTTTGGCATTTATACCTAAATCTTTTGCTTTCTTTTCAAAATTGTCTAACATTCGAGCCATATCACTTGCCATACTATCGCCTAATTCACCCCATTTATATATAGCACTTATTGTTTCGTTTAATTCTTTTTTCAATCTTTCACCTCTATTTTGTAGACCTTCAAGTTCTGAATAATATTTTTTATAGCCATTGCTATATTTTTTTATATCGTCAATTATTGCAAGTTCTACTTTATGCGTTTCAAGTTCGGTTTTTTCTTCTTTAGAAAATAAACGATTGTAAACGGATTTTTGTGTGTTCATAACTATATAACTATTTAAATTTAATTTGTTGCGTTTAAGGTTAAATTTTACCTATTCCTTGTGCGTGTAAAGTACCGTCGCAGCAATCTACGTGGTAAGTGTTGTCATCGCATAAACAACCTCTTTTACTTCCTTTTGGTGAAGTTCTACTTGGTGTTGCGTTTTTTCTTTTTTTTACGTTTTTTCTTGTACTTTTTTTCATAGTCTTCAATCATTTTTTTAAGTTCTTCAACTATTTGCTTGTCACGTTCTTGCTTTGTAGCTTCTAACTTACCAAGTTGTTTAAGTTTGCTTTCTGACCAACGTAGTGCAGCTAAACCACCCCATAGTAAATAAGATATATTACCACAGTCGTTTGTGTCAGCGTCATCGTAGTAAGTTTTAGCACGGCTTAAATAAGAATACATTCTTTGGATCGTGGCTACTGTTAAAGGGCGACCAGCAGCTAAATCAGCACCTCTATTTTTTCCAGTAAGTGTTGCACACTTATTGTTGTTTTTTTCGTTTAGTTCTATACCACGTTTTGCATTGTTGCTTACTGCTTGTGGATAGTCGCTATAACTTTCTAATTGTGTAGAATTTTTTATAGGCACACAGTTAGGTACTTTACGACCACCTTTTATTTTAAAGCCAATCATTTCATAACCACTTGTGCAAGGTTTTTTTAAATCTATGGTTGGTATTTCTTCGCTTAAAGAATGTTGTTCGCAAGGCATAAACCAAGTTTTACCTTCGAAGTCGTGTTCGTGAAAACCTTCGCAACCTACTTCTTTTGCAACCTTTAATGCTTTTTCTTTTGTACTATATGCCGTTCGGTCATCTATTATTGCAAGTTCATCGTCTATTACAACGGATTTAAATTCTTGCTTACTTGCTTCAACTTTTTCTGCAAAATAACCTTCTATTGAAAAACCTTTTATTTCACCTTCTTTTACTTTTTTCCATACCTCATCGTTGTCAACTTTCATAGATATCATCCAAGTACCTTCTGGAACGTTAAATTCGTATAAAGCACTTTTATCTTTTTTAGTGTCTTCTACGATCCAACTTTCAACTACGGTCATACCATCAATTTTTTTTGCGTGTTCTAATGTTGCGTTGCTTTGGTTTGACTTCTTTAAAAATAGTTGACTTGCTTTTCTTATTGTTTCTTTAGAAAAATAAATGTAGTATTCTTCATTAGTCTTTTCGTTGCGTCGGTATATTTGTTTTTTAGGTACTAATGCAGCACCCATTAAAATACGCTTTTCTTCGTTTATCGTTTTTAATTGTATTTCGTGTTTTTTTAGTGCTATCCAATTTTCTTCTATTGCTGGATTTTCAACTACACTTACGGCATCAACACCACTATTAATGTCATCTTCGTTTAAAACAAGTTCAATGATTTTCATATCTATATAACTAAAAAAATTTATATTGTTGCGTTTTGTATTTTATTACGGTCTAAACTTTGTGCCGTTGTAATATCACCACTTACCACAAAAGCTTGTGTTGGTTGCATTTGTAATTCGGCAAGTTGGTTTATTCCACTATCGCCTACAACGTTAAAACTTGGTTGTGGCATAGCACCACCACCAGCACCAGCACTTGTATCGCCTAAATCACTTGCAACTTGTCCACCTTCAAATTTAGCACTTGCTATTTTTGCTATTTGTACGGCACTAAAAGCACCAGCAATTGCTGCTTGAATACTTTTTAAAACTACACCACCAGGTGCGTTTGCATAAGTTGAAATTACGGCTTTATAACCACTCATTGTTGCTTCGGCAATGTCTGCTGCTTTCTTAATATTAAATGCACGTTTTGCTGATTTTTGGTCTTTTGCTGCAAATAAGTCTGCGATGTCTGAAACCAACCTTAGACCATCTATTGCAATATTAGCTACGGCTTGTGCAGTTTGTTGTGCTTGTTGTTTTCTTGATTCATCGTAGTCTTTTGTTATTTGAAGTTTTTTATCTTCTATTTTAGCGTGTAATTCAATTTCTGCTGCACCCCTAACTTCCATTTGTTCAAACTCAACTTCGCCACGTCTTTCACCTAAAGCAATAATTTTACCTTGCCTTATACGTTCTTGTTCAACTAATAATTCGGTTCTTTGTGTAGAAGTAAGTTTATCGTTTGCAAGTATGTCTTCACGTATTCTTTTGGCTTGTGTGTTAATTAAAATAACTTCTTTGTCGTAGCCTTCTTTAAGTTGTGCTATTCGTAAGTCTTCAAGTTCCCGTTCAATTTGTAAATTAAATGCACGTCTTTCTGCACGTTTTGCTGCTCTTTTTTCAGCTTCTTCAAAGTCTTTTTTACGTTGTTCTTCAAGCTTTTTTTCTTCTTCACGGGTTGCAATAATTTCCATTCTTGCAAGTTCTTGTTCTTTTCTATATCTTTCAGCACGAATTTGTATTCTTTGTTGTGTAGAAAGTAATTCTTCACTACTACCAAGAACCATATTTAAATTAGCAATTTCAGTTTCTAAGTTTTCTTTTCTTAATTTATTTATTTCTTTCTGGTTGTCTATTCCTTCAGCTTCTAAATCTTTTATTTTTTCTTGATTTTTTATAACTAAAACTTGTCTATCTACAAATGTTTGATTGTTCTGAATAATTTTATTCATATCAGCTAAATCTTTTTGCCTTGCAGTATTTAACTTTTCTTGTGCTTCTGCTGCGTCTTCTACTTCAGAAGTGTAACTACTAACAAGTGCAGTTATATCTTCCCAATAAGCTACGACTGCACCTAAAGCAACTAAAAACAAACCTATTCCAGTTGCAGCAACACCAGCTTTTATTCCACTTAAAGCTTTTTTTGCAGCCATTCCCATAGCCATAAAACTTTTAGCACCTTCACGCAAACCTTCAATGCCTTGCGTAATTGCCATTGCACTTTGTACTTTTAAAAGCGTTGCTTCTAGTTCTTCAGATTCAGTACCAAATAAAGCCATAGAACCTTGCACCAAAGCAAAACCACTTGCAGCACCTTGAATAGCACCACCAAGTTTTTGTGACATAGTAGTTGCAGCAGCATCCACAACCATATCGGTATCTATTTGCACCTTTCTATACTTTCCAACCTCACTTAACAAGTCGTTAAATTCTTTACTTGCCGTGTCACCAGCTAAAGCCATTTGGTAAAGTCGGTCTTCCATCTCACCCATTTGTGCCGTTAATGGTTTTACTTCACCATAAACTTCTTCAAATGAAGCGTGTAAATCTTTGTTCGTCTTTTGAACCTTTTTTTCGGCTTGGTTTAAATTGTCTACACTTTGCCCTAAATCGTCTATGCCTTTTTTAGCTTGTTCGGCATTCGTGTTTACTTCAAGTTCTATTGTTTTTTTAGTTGCCATTATTTCTTTTTAAAGTACAATTTTCTTTTTTCTTGTTTGTATATTTTTTTTACATTACTTTCTAACTTGTACTTGCCTTTTGCTATTTCTACATTCTCACTTATTCCAAAGTGGTCATCTAATTTTAGCATATCTATTATGTTCTTTATCATTTTACGGTTGTTGTATTATTATCGAAGTGTCATTAGTTGCACCGTTGCAATAAGTGTGTGTAACATTTAGTGTTATACTTTGTGGTGCAGATTCTTCGGTTTCTATTCTAAAAAAGTTTTCCGTGTTTACATAGTTTGATCCATCTTCGGTAACTATTAATTCTTGCGTGTTACTATTTGCTGGAACACAAACTTCTACTATTTGACTACTTGTAATAGTGCTTGGTGTAATAGTTACACCACCAGTTGTAGTGCTTATTGTAGCAGAACAAACACCGTTTAATAAATTAACTGGTACGTCTACACAATTAGATGTTGGCTTACTATGAATAATTGTTAACGGTGAAAGTGGTCTAAAGTCTAAAAGTAAAGTCATATCAACATCGCCACTTGTGATATTTGACTTCATTTCGTTTATGACATATCTTTTATCACGAATTATTACACGGTCATTTAATTTTAAATTAGTTAACATTGAAATAGGTAATTGTGTTTTTACCTTTATCAATCTATTTTGCAAGTCATATAGATTTTGTAAATAATTAAAATAATATGTTGCGTATAAAGTGTCAGTTACTGGTGTTAATAAAAACGTACTACGGTCAGCATTAAAATTTAATGTGTAGTTTGTAATTCCGTTTACTTGTAGGTCTTGACCAAATGGCATATAATCGCTAACCGTAACTTCTGCCGTTCCGTTATAGAACTTAAAATTCGTGCTTTGCTTGTCGTACATATACATTAAACAAGGTTTAGGAACATAAGAAGCTAAATTATCATCTAAAGCATAAGCTACTTGCGTGGTTGTTCCAGTAAACTTTTGTCCCATTAAGTTTTCAAATGGTAGTTGAACGGTAAATTCACCACCATCGTATGTAAATGATTGTTCCGTGTTTCCGTATTCACGATAAAACAAAGCTTTGAATTGTTGGTTTAATACGCTTTTGCTTTCTTGATATTTAAAAGATATTCTTTTATACAATGGCACACGGTCAACATCAATGCTTTTAACGTCGGTGTGTTTTGTTATGTCGTATAAATCGCCAAGTGTATACCACGTCTCTAAAGTTTCTATTTCGTAAGTGTCTGCAACCGTACCAAAACAAGTTAGGTTAAACATTTTTAAAACACCACTAAAAAAGTCAGCTACTTTTATTTCGGGAACTAATGATCCAAGACTTGAATTTCCCGTTAATGTTTGTGTTGCACCCGTTATAGTAAATTCATCTACGGGTACGATGGTAGTTCCAACCGTTGCTTCCCAAAAACAATTTGTTGTAGTGTCTATGTCAATTTGGTTTGCTGCTCTCATTTCAAGAACTATGCTTTCGTCTAAACCTGGTGCGTTTTGGTCATATACTATTTGATGCGTTGCCGTTCCTTGTCCTTGAATAGTATGCGAAAATACACCGTTTCTATGTACGTCAATATAGTAGTCAGTTGCAGCATCACTTGGTATTACTGTCGTGTTTATTACAAACCTATAATGTTGACCACCTACTACGTTAGAATAATTGTATGTTATTGTGTTTGTTGTTAAGTCAACACCACTATTAACTGGTGCAGTTCCAGCAGCATACACTACACTTGCAAAGTCAACTTCTTTAGCACCCGTTATAAATGTATTAGATTTCGTGTTTTTCGCCCAAAGAAAACATTTCTTAAATCTTTCATCGTCTAAAAAAGTACCCGTAAAAGTTATGCCATAATGCGTAGCAATTACTTCAAATAGTTTTTTAATTTTTACTGCTGGAAAAAGTTCGTTAAATAATATTCGACCAGCCGATGCAGTTATGTCATTACTACTTGGACTACCACCATAATTCCAATTTCTATCGCTACTTATTAATGGGTATCTTACATCGTAGTCGGTTGTGTCGTCGGTTATTCTATTGTAAACTTCTGAACCCGTATAAGTGTGGTCTAAAGAACTTAAATCAACATCGCTTAACATATCTTCGCCAAACTTATCTTTTAAGCTTGTGATGTCACCATAAAAAGTTAGCGTATAGCTTTCGGGTTTACCATCTTTTAAGTTTGCTTTTTCAAGTTGTATTTTACCCGTTCGAAAAGGTGTTAGGTTTATGTCAAGTTGTGCGTCTTTTCGTATGTTTACATTGAACGTAAATTGTGTTGGTGAAGTTGGTGTTATGTTAGTTGGGTTATATCCGTAAACATCACTATTGTAAAAGTGTTGAAATACTTTATTATTTGTTTTGGTTGCTGGAACGGTAAACGATTGACTGAAGTCACTATAAATCTTGCTAATATCTTGGATGTTTTGAACACTTGAATTTACTTGTATTTGTTCGTCATCAAACAAGTCAAGCTTTACCCCTTCAACATATATTTGTACGCTTCTTTTCATTTATATTACGCTATTAATCATATCAAAACCATACTTAAATGTGATGTTATAATTTATGTTGCCTTGTGCATTTACACCTTTTAGTTTTTCTATGCTTTTAGTGTCTACGGTTACGGGTAAACTATCCACAAGAACTTTTTCACTTAACATTATTTGTTGTATTGTTTCGGAATAACTTGGTGCAACGATTCCAGTATTGCAAGTAATTGTTTCTTGACCGTTATGGTTAAATGCTTGTCTTTGTCCTTCAAGTGTAGAATAGCTTAATGAATTACTTTGCATTAAATTGTAAACGCTTTCTTTCGTGTTTATGTTATTTTTTGATGCTTTAAAAAACCATTCACGTTGCCAATACCCCATTTGGTTGACAAAGTCTACTAAAATTGGTGTATATTTTGGTTCGCATTTTGGTTTAAATATCCAAGTTCCGTAAAGTGTCGGTGATCCAGAACCAAGATTATCCCAAACTTCCAATTTATTTCCGTCAGCATAATAGTCATACCATACCGTAGGAACGTCGTATAAATCTGTAGATGCAAAAGGGTTGCTAATAACTTGCGTTGCACCACTTACTAAATTTGTATATTTTAAATCTACTAAAACCCCAGCACCTAAAAAACCGATTAATCCAGCACGTTGTGATTCGTTTGTCGCTGGTGTATGTGTACTTTGATAATGATAGTAATATGTGCCTTGTGGTAAAGATGCCGTTTGGTCAGTTGTAAATTCTAAACTTGTTAGTTGTGGGTTAGCACCTTCCGAATAATATCCGTATCCATCCATACAAAAATATGTAGTAGTATCTAACAAAGTATAGTTACCCGAAGTTGTTTCTTTGTATCGCTTAACATCAAGCTTAACCATTTGGTTGTAATTGTTAGCAGCAACTCCAGTAGAAACTCCCGAACCAATAGCCGTTTGTCTTGTAGTAAATTTTAAATATTCTCTTGTGTAAGGTGCAACATCGTAATACATCTTCAAATTGTTAGATGCTGGTATAAGCTTCTGAATAGTGTATTGTGGGTTTGTTGGTACACTTGTACCCGAATAGTAATAGAACAGTTCAAGCTTTGAACCTACAACCGAAGATTCGTCTACTTCTATAATGTATGGTGAACGTGCAAATATTTTATTCATTATTTAGTTTTTAAGTTTTCTTCTATTATTGAAACAAGTAAATTTTCCATATCTAAACCGTACTTTTCTATTAGTTCGTTTGGTAGTTTTTCAAAAGCAGATTCAAATGGTTTGGTAAAAAACATACTTGGTTTTATTCCGTGATGGAAAACGCTTCTTGCAATTAAAAAGTTTAACGACTTTCGTTTTAATAACCTACCTTTTTTATCTCGTGGTGCTAAACCTTTTCTTATCGTCCACTTGTCAAATACTTTGCTTGGTGGCATCTTACTTTTATAGCTAAAGTTAGAAAGTGACTTACCACTTTTAACACCCCTTACACCTTGATCCTGAAACCATCCATAATTATCTAATTGAAAAAATACACGAATAGAATTTGGCATAACTTTTACTTTACCTTTTATACTGTCGCTTAAATTACCACTTGCGTTTTTATTTTGTTTTTGCAAATTATCTTTTGCAGCTTCAACTACTCGTTGTTCAAACTCTTGCAATGCTTCCAATAAAAAGTTAGTTTCAGACATCGCAAACAGTCATAACGTTAGGTGTGTTTATATTTACGGTCATAGTCCATCCAGCTAATTTTGAAGAAAAGCGTTCTACAAATATTTCTAAATTTGGTGTGCCGTCTACTTGGTAATTGTCATCGTATAAATTACCACGTCTTAACTTTTCGTAAAGCCTATTAAGGATGCTGATTTGAGTATTTAAAACGTCTTGTTCGTTGTTATTTCCTAAAAATTTGTCCGTTGTTTCATCTTTTGATTCGTCAACCACATCCATACTTAAAATGCTAATATTGTATTGGATCACATTATCTACAAACGTTGCACTATTTACTATTATGTGGCATAGTGGGAATATAGTTTGCTTTGATAAGTCAACGTCGAAGATATCACCACTTGAAACGGTGTTTACTAACGCATCGTTGTTTAGTTCGGTTTGTAGCTTGGTTAGAATTTCGTAGTACATTATTTTATTTTATTTAGTTGTCGCTGCATTTCACTATGTTCAATATCTCTTTTTTGCTTTTCAAAAGTAAGCCAGGTAAAGCAGTCGTGTAATGGTAGTTTGGTGACATTTCGAAAGTTTTCAAGTTTTCCTTCAGCGATTGCATATATGCTTTGATACCATCCCCATTGTTTACCAAATTGATTTCTTGCTGAAAAGTCGCCATCATTTCCTTGCTCGTCATCTGCACTTCTAAATATTGAATTGTACTGTTCAGCAATTCGCTTGTTAAAACGCAAAAAAAAACTTTAGCAGCAAGTGCTACACCAAGTGGTGCAAATTTCATTACTTCGGCATAGTTAGCAGAACTTTCGTATTCTTCTATTAAGTATTTATCTTTCTTCTTTTGAATTACTGGTCGATATAAAACCGCCATTGCTTTGTGTAGTGTGTCAATAGACTTTAAGTTTGTTTCTAAATCTATGTATTCACCAAAAGTGATATCTTCTAAATTTGGAATAAAACCAAACTCATAGTCGTTTAGTGTAAATGTTCTTTCGAACTTTGGTTGTTCTTTAAATACTTTTGATAAGTGTATTGTGATGTCTTGAACATCTTGCCACTTTACTTGCAGAACATCACGTAGTCGTAAACCACAAAATATTTCTACCATCTTTTGACATAAAAATTCTTCGTCATTCGTCTTTTCGTAGGTTGCCATAAACTTTTGATAGCTACCTAATGGTATTTCGTTTATGTCGGTTGGCAGTAAAATTTCAGCTTCCATATATATATAACTATTTTTTGTGTTTTTGTATTACCTAATGTGGTAAGTTCCATAATTCTTATTGCTTAAGTTTTCCATTTCGTGATATCTTAAAGCATCTATTAAATGGTCTTGCCCACCTTTAGGTTTGTTTAATTGTTTACCAGTCTTGTCCGTGTCCCAAACATAACCCCTTAATTCTTTTATTAAATTTAAGCTTGAGGATGTAACTAAATATTCTTGGTTTTGCATAAGTTGTATTCCGAATAAAATGCTATCCTTGCCTTTAGTACAACCTTTTATTTGATAACCAAGCCTTCTAATTTCTTCTATACTTTTTGGTTCAGCAGAGTCGGCTATAACTAATTCGTGTTTTGGTAGCTTCTTTGCTATCTCGGCATTCACTAATTTATTTTGGTAGCATATTTCGTTTATTATTCTTTTGCCGTTCCATAAGTAAACCTCAACTATTGCCGTTGGATCATTACTATAACCAAAGTCTAAACCGTGACCAATTAATTTAGCATCGCTTGGGACTTCGTCTATTTGCTTCCAATTGTCAAACACTACACCTTGCAAGTTTCCTATCTCACCAAGTCCATAAACTGCCCACCAGTTTTTCCAGTATGCAGATGTCTTTGCTTTTTCCTTTGCCTTTTCTATTTCGAATATTATGTTGTCATCAAGTGCTTCGTTGTCTAAATAGTTAAGCTTTAGAAATTGTGCGTTGCTATCTTGCTTTAGTTCGTGTGCCCAAAATTCATTAGATGGGTTAAAGTCTAAATATACTTCGTCTTTTGTTCGTATAGCAAGTTCATTATACATTTCAAATGTTACGTTGTTACATTCGTTTATATAAAGTATATCACGTCTTGCACCACGTAACCTGGAACTATCGTCAGCAGAAAAGAACTCAATAAAACTTCCATTAGTAAATTGATATTTCAACAAACTCCTGTTAAAAAGTTGTTCACGGTATCGGTTTAAACCTTTAAGTAACTTTATGCAGTCACGGATGCAACCACGTCGCAAGTGTGGTATTGATTCACTTACTACGCTTATTTCAAGGTTTGGTAATTTAATTGCTTTGTCTATTAACAATATTAAAATAGAAATAGTCTTACCAGCAGATGTGCCGCCTTGAATTATTTTGATTCGTTTTTCTAACCTACTTATCTTGTTGACTGCCGTCGTTCTTTGAAACATCTATGTCTGGAAATATTGGTTGTTCGAATATTGTTTGGTCAATTTGTTGTATCGGTGCACCATATCCAGAATCCATTAAAGCTTTGTATGCGTTCACGTCACCTTTCTTTGCTTTTTTAATTAATGCTAAAGTAATTGCATCTTCTTGACTTAAAAATTCATCTTCTCCCGTTATTGGGTTCTTAAACTTTTGATTAGTTTCTAACCAAAGCTTTGCAATAGTGCTTCTATTTTTTGAACCTTTTGGTCTTCCGTTAGGGTTTCCACTT